CCTCTTTAGGTTGACATCGATCAGCTTCGCGTAGTCCATTAGTTCGCCCTCCACCAGACGTTGGAGCCTCCGTTGACGAGCAACGGGTTCAACAGACGCTTGATGCTGTAGGGGATCTTCGGGGCTGCGCTGATCTTGGTCAGACCGACGGTGTCCACCTGAAGGTCCTGGACGGCGCCGGAGTTGGACAACGCATCAGGTTCTTCCATGATGTGGAGCGCCAGCTCACAGACAGCGTCGCAGACCTTCTGCGGGGTACCCTCAGGAAAGGAAGCGAGGCAACCCTTCCTGGGGTCGAAGTAGTAACCGTTACGCGGGAACGCCAGAGCCTGGTCAGCACTTACGGCAGCCCCTTCCCAGCGAAAGTCGTCGACTAGACGGGTCGCTGTGACAAGAGCCTTCGATTTTGTAGACTCGTCGGCACTCGTCCAGGCTGCGGCATTCAGACGATCATCGAAATAAGCGTCAGCTTCCGCAACGGTCACGTATGAGTTGGTACCCTTGACCAGTGCCATAAGTGCTCCGCTTTTTACGAGTGGAACACAGGCAGAATGCCAAGGCTCAGAGCAGACGACGTCTTACGCTTCCACACGCCTTGCGTGCTCGCCAGCGTGCCAGAGACCACGGAGGTCAGGGCCAGCTTGGTCGAGCCTTCCAGAACCGACACGTAGTCGGCGTTGGTCGGGAACGCATCTTCCGGACCAACCCAGTCGTAACCGGCCGGCGCCAGGACGTAGCCCCAACGATGCCAGATGTCGGTCGTACCGCCGCCCTTGTAGGCAGCAGCGTCACGATCGATCTCGGTCGGCTCCGGCACGCTCAGCTGCTTCATGGCCAGCGAGCCAGGAAGAACGATGAAGCTGACCTTCGTACCAACAACGTCAACGCCAGCGCCGGTGTTGATCTTCGTGAGCTCGGCAGAGCTAAAGCCCTGCGTAGCGCGCGTTTGGATCAGGCGGAACTTGCCTTGGAAGATGGTGTTGAAGTGGACTTGGCCGTCGGTCACCCGGTCCTGGTCGACGAGGTTCGCCGAACGCAGCGATGACATCATCTCAGGTGAGGTAACCAGATAGGCGAACTCGGGCTCGTAGTCCTTGTAAGCCATCCCGAACGCTCGCAGGAAGCCCTCAGCGCGAGCGGCGCCCTGAGCAGTGGTCGAAGCGTCCACCACAGCCTTCGAAGCACCCAGGTCAACGTAGAAGCCATACTTCTTATCGGCCGGATCGTTCGTGAACGATTGTCCGCCAAGACCCGTAGCGCCAGAACCAGCTGCAGCACCGTTAAGAACTTCAGACAGGGCAACACCACGGAGGACAGAAAGAATAGCATCGTGTTCGTCCTGAGCACGGGTCTCACCGAAGTCACGGCCGACCTTAGCCAGGCCGTCCACTTGCGTAACCACTTGCTGCATGTTCACCTTGCCGGCGCCATGCGTGCGAACGGTCTTGATATACTTGAGCATATCAGTGCCGTACGTGGTCTTGGTACCAGCCGTGCTGTCGGTCAGCGACGCGACGTTCACGGTGGGGTTCAGCGGCTTGTACCAGCGGACCTGACCAACGAAGGTCTCGGTGCTGGTGTCGATCTGCGGGTTGTCACCCACGATAGCAGTACCGGACAGCTTCTTGGCGGTGGTGTACGCCTCGTCCGAATACGCGGAAATAGCCTCTTGGAGGACGAAGTTTGACGCCCCAGCAAGAGTGTTGTTCAAAGCACCCATTTAATCTCAACCTTTATCTAGGTGGTCTTGGAGGGTTCCCTCCGCGATCCGCTTAAGAACTTCCTCCTGGGACATTTGGAAGATCGAAGCGACCTTCTTCCCAGTGGAAGTACCACGATTTTGCGTCGTACCGGTTCCCGACGAAGTCTTGGCCTTGAAAAGAAACTCGTTCGCCTCGTTCGCCTGGAACTGCTTCACGAAGTCCCGAACGGGGACGCCGCTGCTGTGGACCCAGACACCCTTGTCGTTCTGGACAAGTTGCCCTGCGATTTCCCGATACGCCATCTCTTGGGCGTTCTCATTGCGGAAAGGCAGCGTGGTCAGAATGTTGCGAACTTCGAGGTCCCTCGACAGTTCCACATTACGCTTAGCAAGCACTTCCTTGGCGGCACGTTCCTCAGCGAGCTTGAGCTCGTAGAGTTCTTGGAACTTACCATCTTCTTCCAGCTTTTTGAGCTCGGCCGCACGCTTCTCATCTTCCAGCAGCTTAGCTTTCTGGAGGGCGTTGTCGCGGGCCTCGTAGGCCTTGTCAAGGTTGCCCTTGATCGGCTTCAGAGCTTCGGTAACTTGGCTGTTGATGAACTCCTTGATCGCGGGATCGTTGAGATCCAAGCCCTGAGGGGCGCTGGGAGTCGTCTGGGTGCCTTCGTTACCGCCTTCGTTTTGACCATTGCTCTGGTCATCGGTCTTCACGGTCATTATCTTTCCTTTGTTGAGTACAACTCAATTGCGCGGCGGAGATACAATCTACACCATAAATGTTTGTAAGGCGAGAGCGTAAGAAACATCTCAAACTCTCACCGGGGTTAAGCTAACGGGGTCGGTCAGCCAACTCCGTACCAGCCGTAATCACTCTTGAAACCGTCAGGGACTTCTTGCAGAATGTCTTCCTCCTTCAGGATGTCACTCTCTCGCAGCACGCGGCCACCGATCTTCGACCTTCCGACCACGGGGATGAGCCCGATGTCGATGGCCTCTTCAAGGTATCGCTCGTAAACGTCCTGCGGGAGGCCTCTGGCTCGCATCTCGTTCAACGTCATCAAGATGCTGTTCTTCTTGAGGGCGTTGGCGTAGATGCCTCTCAGGGCCTTCCGTGCCTTGAGCATGTCCGACGCATTCGCGAAGAACGCGTCGTGGATGGTGCTAGTCGGTACGCCGTTGTCCTTGCCCCAGAGGTGGAACCTCTTGACGATCACGGCGTCGTTCGAGTGGTTGCCGTTAACCGCGAACGCGGTCCTGGCCTTTGTGGCGTCGGCGATGTCATTCATCTTCCCAGATTTGTTGATCGCCTGGTCCCACCACGATGCCTCGGTCTTCTGAGGGATCTGGAGGATGTTGTTGACCCAGTTACCGTCCTTGTCCTTGTAGGAAAGGCGCTCCTCGAAGGACTGTGTGAAGTTCTGCTCGACGATCTTCCCGTCGAAGTTGACCCACGGCACGTTGGTCCAGCTCTTCGGCAGCTTGTTAGCGTAGAGGAACTCGACCTCGGTGACCGTCTTCTCCGCTCCGATGGACGCGTTCTTCAGGTCGATCGTGGGGTACTTGATCGTGGTCTTGAAGAACTTCGCGCCAGTCCTGCGGTGCTCCGGGTCGTCGACACCAAAGAGCAGGTCCTTGAGCCCTCCCTGGGGGTTCCAGAAGCTGAACCTCTTGAGGACCTTCTCGCTGAGCGGCTCGTTGGGCTTCAGGTCAAGCATCTTCGAGATGAACTTCGGCAGCACGTATGGCTTGCTCCTGTCCTGCCCGATCGTCGAGACCTTGGCTATCGTCTTCCAGTCGAAGTCTGCCGTGGACGGCTTGGCGTTGGCCAGGTAGTCCTCAGCCAGCCTACCGAAGAACCTCGTGAAGTCTTTGAGGATAGGCACCTGCTCCCTGAGGTGGTCGCTCATGATGCTGGCGATCGCCTTGAAGTCGTCTGGCGTCACCACGCGGTCGTAGTTGGCGGACAGCTTCTCCACAAGAGCCCTGGTGTCAGGGTGGAGGAAGTAAAGCTGCTCAAGGATGTCGTCGCCTGGGTCGATGCCCTTGTTGAACACATCCTTGACGTCCTGCCTGAGCGCCCTCAGCTGCTGGGCCGTGTCAGGGTCGAACCTGTCGTACCTAGCGATCTGAGCCGAGATCTCGTTCAGCACGGTGTCCCGGTCTGCGGCCTTGACGACCAGCGTTCCGGTCTCCTTGCCTAGGACCTTCGCGAGCTTGCCCTCGACGTTCATGATGCCCGTGCGTTCGCCCGCGCCGTAGAAGGTCACCATGTTCTGAGCCTTGGCTGCCTTACGCAGGTCCTTCTCTGACAGCCCCAGCTTCTCGTTAATCTTCTTGAACCTAGGGTCCTGGAAGGTCGCGGAGGCGATCTCGTCGTAGAGTCGCTTCTTCTGGTTGGTCGGGATGACGTTGCTCATCTCGGCCAGCTGCTTGTTCCTGGTCGTCAGTGCAATGATCTGCGCGCCGGAAGATGAAGCATCCTGCTCAAGGGCAAGGGCGGTCTTGTAGTCCCTGAGGGTGGCAAGGGAGGCGGCGTCGTATTTGCCACCGAGATGATTGTCGATCTTTGCCATCTCGATAGCGAAGCGGTAGAACTTGCCAAGCTCTTCCCCTTCAATCTCTGCCACAAGATCCGACTCAAGGATCGCCCGAATGTCTCCGGGCTTGGCCCGTAGCATGTGGTTTCCGATCTTGACGATCTCTGGTCTCCAGCGCTCAGCGATCTTTTGGCGGCCTGTGATGGACAGGCCATTGAACCTTCCCTCGAAGTAGTCAGAGAGACCTCCGAGGAAAGACCCGATCTGGTCTTGGAAATCATGGAATTCTTCTACGCTGAAGTTCTTTTCAGCTGCTGTGTTAAGGAATGGTCTAAATGTCTCACCTGACTGCGGGCTAATGAGTCCACGGTCATAGATGCGAGCCCGATGATCGACGAAGGGATGGTTAGAAAAAGGCTTGCCAGAGGCACGGAGCCAGTCCATCGCCTTAAAGCGTTCATAGGCATCGCCGCGAGATGCAATGTGTTTCCGATACCCGTTAAGGTCATTATAGAGCCTAGCGTTGCCTCGGTCATCTTCGAAGTACAGAAGCTTCCGGATGAAGTCATAGTAATCCTCATCAATCTTGTATTGGGTCTTGCCTGCCCAGTTCAAGGCGTCGGCAAGGGAATCGTCAACGAACTCCTCGGGGAAATCTCCGAAAGAGTTGGTCGACGTGATTGGTATGCGAGTGTCTGAATAGCCGACTCCGCGCTTGACAAAGTACGTCTTGAAGCCGGGACGGACGACGAGTTGGTTGTCAGCGGAGGTGACAGCGATGCGCAGTCCGAGGTCAACCTTTCGGGTTAGCCTCGCGTACTCCTGGATCTTGGGGTCCACCACACGAATGTTGAAAGAGAGTGTGTCATAGTATGGTCCGAAGTAGTTGTCGCTCAGGCGGCTCTTCATCCGCCTCTTCTGCACTCCGAAGGTCTCCACCTCGAAGAACTTGCTGGCCTTCTTGGTCTTGAGGATCTCAAGGCCTAGCTCGAACCACTGAGTCCGGCTGCCGTTCAGGTTGGCGGAGTTGTAGAGGTCCCTGCCGAGTGACACAGCGAAGGCGTCCCTGTCGGGACTGTCTGCGAGGCTCAGCCTGTGCGCGAACCGGAGGTAGAACTGGTCAAGAGCACCCTTATCGAGGCGCTTCCACACAACAGGCGCCTTCCTCAGGATGGTCGTGTCGAACACACCCTGGAGCTTCTTCGCCACCTTGGGCAGCTGGAAGTCCTCGAAGCTGTTCTTCTCGAACACGTTGGGGATGAAGTTTTCCGAGAGCTCGTCCAGCTGCACCGCTCCGAGCACCGGGTCGATGTAGTTGTCCTGGAGCAGCTTCTTGAGGACGTCAGTGTCCCTTCGCAGCTGCGTCTCGATCGCGTCCGACACGTTCATGATGTCGAACTTGATCTGGTTCTGGATGACGGCCTTCAGATTAACCCAAGGATCAGGGCTAGCTCTGTAGCGAGTGAAGATAATCCGGAGGTTATCAACGACCACAGCGCGTTCATTTACGCTCATCCTGTTGTTAAGGCCCGCCTCGAAGTCCCTGATGAAGTCCTTGTCACGTGGCTTCAGGACCTCGCTCTCATCAACGAGCCTCATGTTGTTAGCCAACACAGAGGGGTTCGGCTGGTACATCCGGGAATCCTCGTAGCGCCCGGTCACTGGGTTGAAGATGCGCTGCTCGTCCGTGGGAGGGCTCGTGAGAACCCTCTTGCGCATGGTCCTCTTGGTGCCAAGCAGCAGGCCACGGTAGTTGGTGGCCGACAGCGTGCCCTCTAGTTCTCCTGCCTGGAGCAGGTAGTAGTCCCTGAGGGTCTGCGTGAGCTCCTTGTCGCCGATGAAGTCGTCCGGCGTGGATGCCCCTAGCTTCATGGCGTCCAGCTGGGCCTTGGCGTTGGCGAACTTGACCGTGTCCCCTGGGACTATCTCAGAGGTGGTCATCGCGCGGAGCTCCCTGATTCCAACGGCAGCGCCGTCGGGCTTCGTGAACCTGTCAAGCGTCACCTGACCTGTCTGGAAGAGCTTCACCTTCTGGTAGTCGCCGAGGTGCCTGAGTTGGACCTCCTGCGGCTGCCTCAGGAGCCAGTCGTTGTAGGGCTCCCTGAGCGGGGTCTGACCGTCGTAGAAGGCCACCTGCTCCTTCGTAAGGCCAGCGAGGTTCCTCTTGCGTACCTGCGCTACCCCTTCCAGGGAAGAGATGTCAGACCAAGACTTGAACACAGGAACGGTTTTACTGCGACAGTAATAGTGGGCCGGCGGCCTGTGAACCCGATCCGTGATAGGAAATATCTTGCCGTCTCTTGCAGCGCAGATCGCGGTGGTTCTGGAGTCAAGAATGGCGACGTACTGGTAACCATCGATGGCCTTCTCGTTTGCCTCGTAGACGGCCTGGTCTGCCTGGGCCGCCACGGAGGTGATTGCTGTTACGACGAGGCCCTTCGACTGCGACCTCGTGATGTTGTAGTGGCTGCTCCTGCGGACCTCGTTCGCGATCTGGTCCTCGGTCCATCCCTCGGCGATGCCCCGCCTGATGACGGCCTCAAGCCTGACCCTGTCTCGCGAGGCTATGCCGCCCCACCCCTGGGCAAGGGTCTGGTCGTTGTACAGGGGTCTGTCCAGCACGACCTCTTCGGCCAGGCGCCTCTGCGGCCTCTCCGTACGCCACACCTTGCCCATTGCGGACTCGATATTGGCGTAGGTGAAGCTCACCTGGTCCGTGAAGAGGTCTAGCAGGGACCGCTTGCTGATGTTGTACTTCTCCTGTGCGCTCTTGGAGAGCTCGTGGTCAATGTCCTTAATGAGAGACTCGCGACCCTTCGGCGAAGAGACGGAGCCTCCTTTAAGGACCTCGTGGAGACGAGTTGAGTGCTCGTCAACGGCAACACTGACCTTATCGTTGACGCGCTGCTCATAGAGGCGGATCATTGCCGCCCTATCTACCGTCTTGTCGTAAATTTGCGTATTGGCGTTGACTTGCATCAAGTTACCTTATTTGCTGCGGCTGTTCTTGTAGTTGCGGACACCCTTTGCGGCAGCCAGCCCGACCTGGGCCTTCGCCTTGTCCACGATGCCTGAGGCGGTCGCGGCCTTGATGTGGGCCTTCACAACCGGGATCTCGTTCTTGGCCTTGGTGGCTGCCTTACCGACGGCACTCGCGGCGTTGCTGACGGCGGCCTTCACCTGGGCGCCACGGTACTGGGCCTCAAGCTTCGCTCGGGGAGCGTTGTCCTTGGCGGCCTTGGCAATGATCTTCGTGCCGCGCACAAAGTTGCCAGGGGCCTCCTTGGCGGTCTCGGCGACCACCTTGCCGACGCTAGCGAAAGCGCCACCAACCTTGGCACCTGCCTTCTGAACAGCAGACTTAGCGCCTGCCGTGTACTGGTTGAGCCCTTTCGGGTTGTTCGTGTTAGCCATTCTCATTTCACCTTGGGAGTTGCGGGTTTGGTCGCTCCGGCCGCCTCGCCGACGACCTCTTGGACGTACTTCTGGGACTGGACGTCAGCCTTCATTGCCGCGTCCATGTCGGCAGTGATTTCCTTCTTGCCATCCTCGTCGTCGTAGTCAGGGGACAGCATGTCGTTGTGCTTGAGGATCTCAAGCCAGACGGTCCTAGGGATGAGGCCAGCGGAGTACCACTCGGTGGCCAGCCTGAGCCAGTCAGCGCCGAGAGGCGTGGGGTTGAAGTCTGAGGACAGCTGGAACTTGACGTCGTGGACGTCGATGTCCACACCATAGCGCCGCTTGATCATGCAGCAGATGACCTGCTTCATGGTGTTGCTGATCTTGGTGTTCAGCGTGCCCACCTGGGCGTTCTGGGAGGCGTTGCGGAGGTCGAGAGCCACACCAGACTGGTCCGTCTCCGGGGTCAGCATGCGGATGCCCATCTTGGCCATCTCCTCGATGTGAGCCGCGATGGACGCCTCCATGTCCTTGAGCGCATCCGTGGGAGTCTTGAGGATGTCAGCCGTGTCGTTCTGGCGCAGCTTGATCCACGTACCCAGACCGCTGTCCACGATCTGCTGGAAGTCCTCGTCCAGCATGTCCGAAGAGATCACCGGCGTGTAGGTCGCCGCACCGTACATCAGGTGGTTGCGACGCGACAGCTTGTTGTAGAGGTGGACCTCCTTGTCGATCAGGGCAGTGAGCATCGGCTCCTGGTACTCCGCGCTGCCGTTGAGGGGCCACGCGGGGATGTAGTCCAGGCGCTCACCGTGGGCGAGGATGTCCTCAACCACGTCCACGAGCTCGAACTTGGGTGTGTTGTCCTGCTTCGGGGCCTGCTTCTGGCCGTTCACGACGGGGACGTCGGTCGCTGGCGCCACAAGCTGGTAGACGCGGACCCTGTAGAAGCCTCCCTCGTCGAGCTCGTGTACGCGAACCGTGTCGATGAGGTCAGGGTGGAACTCGTTCGTGTCGTAGCTCTCCTCGAAGCCACGCGTGATGACCCGGTCGATGATCCTCTTGCCGAACGCGTCGGTGGAGTATCGGAAGTTGATGACGGACTCGGCCTTCCAGAGGACTGGGTAGGGCCTGACGCGATCCCTGCTCGCCTGGTCCATCGCCTGATACTCTTCCTCTGACACGGAGGGGTAGTCGATGAAAAGCCAAGCGCGGCTGGTCTGCAGTTCCTCCCACACGACCTGGTCAAGGACCGCGATCAGGGGAGAGCCGTCCTGGCCGAACTCGCCAAGGATCCACTTGTCGGCGCCGTCAGGGGCGCTCTCGGGTAGGCTCAGGATGGGCTGCTTGCGGAGAAGGCCTCCGACGAGCATCCTGCTGAACATCGCCACGATGCCGGGCCACTCAGCCTCGGCCTTGTAGAAGTCGTACTGCTGCTGCGTCATCGACGGTGAGAACGGCGTCAGGAAGTTCCTGAAGGACGTCACGTCGAGCGTGCGGTCGTGAGCCTTAACGAAACGCTCTCCGCTACACGCAGCGCGGCTACGCTTCCACAGTGGCAGCAGGGACTCGTACTCTCCGCTCGCATCAGCGACGGTCTTTGTAGTTCGAACAGCGTTCGCTACGGTCATTTGTTACCCCTTGATGAACGCCGAGAATTCCTTGGCAGTGCCACTGAACACGGTTCCGGTTACGTTGTTGGTTGCCACGACGTGCTCGTCGACTGAGCCGGGCACGATGTTCCAGTTGGAGGGGACCCGGTCCTCGCGGGCCAGCACGGGGGCAGGCTGGGCCACCACGGGCTCCGGGGCGGGCGCCTGGGCAGGGGCCTTCGGGGCGACCTGAGGGACGCTCAGGGGCGCTTTACTTGACATGTTTCTTACCTTTTCACGTTGTTGAGTTGACACCTCGGCCTGGGACTTCCTCGTAGCCTCCACTCTCGAACACCTCCTTGGTGGTCCAGGTGATGTGTCCGGCGTAGTCCGCGTGGTTCTTCTTGCCGTTCGGGTGGACGATCAGGTATCCCTGGTCCTCCGAGTCCTCGTTCAGCTGGAAGCCCTGCAGCAGGTGGTACTGGCCTCGGGTCATGGGCTTGGCCAGGACCTGTGTCTGGCAGGAGTAGAGCTTCATCATGACTGTGCCTCTTGGGAAGCCAGACGGGACTTGAGCTCGTAGCCCATCAGGGGCCAGATCTTGTCCACGGCCTTGATGCGGGCCAGGGTACGGCCCATGTGCTTGTCGTAGTTGCCTGGGTGAGCGCAGGCGGACTCGCCGGTCACCGTGAAGCCGTTCTTGAGCACCAAGACGCAGAACGTCAGGAGCCCAAGTGAGTTGTGGTAGGAGATGGGCTGATCGCTCTCGTCGTGGCTGCCCTCTGCTGCGACAACGGCCTCTCTGGCGTTGAAGAAGTGCTCCGAGACGATGTTGGCCTCGATGTCGGCCGGCGTGATGCGTTCTTTCATTTGTTTCACCTCATTGTTCGGGTTGAATCTTGAATGCGGGCGTGAGGGGCACGTCCAGGGCAGCCCCTGATCCGACCACCCAGAAGTGCAGCTTGACCTGCTCCCACTTGTGGTCCCACCTCACCTCTGACCTCACGATCGATAGCTTGATCGCGACGGCCAATAAGAAAGGCGCCAGGGCGATGACCTTGAGGGCCAACACCACTAGCGCCAGGATTGTGTAACTTGCGATCCTGCGAAGCATGTTCCTATTTCTTGTCCGCCTTCTGGTCGAGCCTGTCTCGGATGCTGTCAAGTCGCTCCATCATCCTGTCCTCAAGCGTGGCGAACCGCTTGAACAGGGCCTTCATGTTCTCGTCCACGTCGGTCTTCTTAGCGTAGTCGCTGACCACCCTAAGCTCGACGCTCTGCAGTTTGTCGGTGATCTTCTGGTTCGCCAATTCCAGGTCCTTTATGGTACGCCACATGACGTTTAGGACCCAGACTCCCAGGAAGGAGAGCAGACCAAGAAGGATGTCCAGGTAGTCCTTGAACCCCACGGGTTTCTCCAGGTTAGAAGCCAAAGCCCCTTGCCACCTGTTTCGTGCCGCTCCTCACTGGGAAGAGGTACTCGAAGCCGTAGCGGAAGCCGTCTGAAAAGTGCTCGACGCCTTCCGTCTTGTCGATCGTGGCGGTATCTGGGTTCTTGTCGACCCACTTGGTTCTCTCCAGGGACCTGACGCCTCCCTCGCACCTCGGATGGATCTTGGCGCTTATCCTGCCTGCGGCGTTCATCAGCTTGGCGTTCACGGCCGCCACAGAGTCCACTATGGGAGGAGCAGCAGGACGAGCCAGGCAGCGGATGCCGTGAGATTCGAGAATAGAAAAGTCAGTAACGCCAACAGGAGCAGAGGATTTGCGCGCTCTGCCAGAGGGGTCAGGATACGCAGTGATCTTATGCCCCTTGTACTTGGTGCTAAGGGCAATTGCCAGAGTTTCCGTGTCAGGGTGTCCCTTAAATTCGTCCAGGATGTGAACCTCAGAGCCACGGATAGCCATAGCTGAAGTGCACTGCAGGCCGACGTTAAAGTCAATAGTAACGTGTACGTCTTCACCCTTGTTCCCGTCTCTAGGTGGCTCGAAGTATGGCAGCGTGCTGTCCACGTGCTTCTTGCGGTCGAAGCAGTAGAACACAGAATTGCCCGACTCCTTGAAGTCGGCGAGGTACTCTGAGGCGAACTCGATGGGGTCCAGGGTGTTCCTGAGCCGCTCGATTTCCACAGGGTCCAGGAACGGGCTCTTCGTGTAGTCGAAGTGCCAGGACTTCCAGAGGGCGTCCTTCTCCTGGTACGTGTGCATCTCGTGGAAGAAGTTGTACCCCTTGGGAGTGCTGATGGCCAGCATCCTCCCTGGGCTCTTCGCGCCGAACCTCGCAGCGTTCTGAGGCGACCATCGGGTCACGAGGCACGGCTGGATGATGCCCTCCCACGCACTCTTGGGCTTGATCCCCTTGGTGCACGAGGACACCTCGTCCCACACAACGAAGTAGGCACCCTTGCCTCGCATCCGCTCGACGGCCTCGTATGACAGCAGGCGGAGCTCCACGTTGCCGGGGAGGAAGAACCTCCCCAGGTCCTTCGATGCGGGCTTCACCACCTGGTCCTCTAGGCCGTAGTCGTAGTTGAGGATCGGGTAGTAGATGTCAGTCACCTGATCGTGGGTGGGACCGATGATGAAGACGTTCTTGTTGGGGACGTTGGCGGGGAGAGCCATGAGCTCGTAGGCGGCCGTGACGGCTGCTGACGCTGCACCATATGACTTGCCCCAGCCACGGGAGCAGCAGACACAAGCGAACCTGTGCTTGCGCTGCACAAAGAGGGACCTCAGGACGTCCGACTGGCCGTAGTGGAGCTTAATCATACGGCAGCCCTAGGATGTTGTCCCCGCTGTCCCTCTGCCTGTCGGTGTCAAGGGGATCCTCGACGGCGTCGATGGACGGGTCGTTGACCACGTAGGTCTCGCCCTCCTCCGTCAGCTGGATCACGAGAGGCGCCTTGGGAGGCGCTGCTACACCATCCCCATTGCCTGAGGACTGGGGCGAGTAGCCGTACTTGATGAGCTCCTTGCCAATGGCGATCAGCTTGTCGTAGAGGGCGTGGTGGACCTCTGCACGGTATGCCCTTGGCTTGCCAGTGGACGTGAGCTCCACGATCTCCCCGGCACGGATCTTCTTCTGCCTCTCTACCTCGATCTCGAGCTCGGTGTGGAGGTCCACAAGCTCCTTGATCGGGTCGTATTGGAGGGCCTTGAGCCTGGCCACCGCACGGTCACTACCACGCTGCGTGAGTGTATAGCCAGGCTTCATTGACCTATAGATTGGTGGTAGTTTAGGTGCTGTCATGACTTCTTCGGATATAGGTGGCGTTACCCTTTCATCGCCTGTGCGGCAACTCAGGTTGACATTTTTAAAGACGTCTTACTAAATGATTCTTAGAGGAACCCTTTAGTTAGACGTCTTAGTGATTACCCCCTAATACTACCCTTTAATGGATAATATCATTAGGTAAGGTTAGGTAAGGATACCTTACTATACCACTACCCTGGTAAGGTAACCATTATAGGGGGGAGGCCCTAGGGGTTAAGCTAACGGGGTCGAGGTATTCCCGAACGACCGGCCGCGTGATGGCACCTCCCCAAGGCCCACAATCATGGAAAAAAAAAAAATAATGAGAACAGCCTCCTAAAGCACCCATCAAGGGCACCTTAGGAGGCTGTTCTCGTTATGCTTCTTTGCTGTCTTGTACTAATAAACCTACGCGCGTTTCATTTCACCTGCTGT